TCCGCTCTCGGGCGGTCCATCCTGGGCGACTTCGCCGGGTGGGACAACAACACATACCTGCTGGCGCTCGCAGTCGATGCACTGCACGACGCGAACTACCAGCGGGGAGGGAACAAGGGTTCCCGGCCCGAACGGGTCCAACGTCCGCAGGAGAAGCGGCAGCACCAGTTCGGTGCTGACCCGATCCCGATCGCGGATTTCAACGACTGGTGGGACGGAGCGTAGCTGATGGCAAACGAAGTAGGTTCGGCATATTTCACCCTACTGCCATCAGTGCGAGGCCTGCAGGGTGCTATCGCCAAGGAGGTCTCCGGGGTTGATGGCACCGCTGCAGGTTCCTCCATCGGTAAACGCATGGGTGGCGGGATCGCCGGTAGCTTGAGGGCTGCTGTCGGTCCCGCCATCGCCGCTATCGGTATCGCCAAGACATTCAATTTCGCCAAGGCTGCGGTCGATTCCTTCTCCGAGCTGGAGGACAGCTCGGCGGCGGCTTCGGTCGTGTTCGGCAACAGCATGAGCGCGATCATCGCGCAATCCAAGACCGCATCGACTACGATGGGTCTATCCGAGCAGCAGGTTATCTCCGCTGCCAACACCTTCGGCACCTACGGCAAAGCTGCCGGGCTGTCCGGCAAGGAGCTGGCGAACTTCGCCACCGAACAGACCCAGCTTGCCGCTGACATGGCCTCGTTCAAGGGCACCTCTCCGGAGCAGGCGATCGAGGCGATCGGCTCCGCGCTCCGTGGCGAAATGGAACCCATCAGGGCGTACGGTGTGCTCCTGGATGATGCCTCGCTGCGGCAGCAGGCGATGAAGATGGGTCTGATCTCGACCACCAAGGATGCACTCTCGCCACAGAACAAGACCCTGGCGGCGCAGGCGCTAATCCTGGCGCAGACCAAGGACGCACAGGGCGACTTCGCCCGGACCAGCGAGTCCACGGCGAATATTGCCAAGACTCTCGCTGCGGAGCAGGAGAACCTCGCGGCCAAGACCGGTACCGTACTGGCCCCGGCATTCACGGCGGCTCGCCGGACGGCCCTTGGGGGCCTCCGGGGGATCTCCGGCTTCATGGACGGGGTGATCGGGGCGCAGAAGGTCCTGGCCTCCGGAGGAACCAACCTGGAGGTCGGCAAGGCCCTGGGTATCACCGGCCCCGCGTTGGGGATCTTCAACGAGGGCCTGGGCGCGATCCGGGCCTTCAAGTCCGCACTCTCGGATCCGGGTGGCGAGGTCACCTCGGGCGGGTTCGCGGGGGTGATGGAACAGATCGGCCTGAACATCGCGAACTTCATGCAGACGGTCCGGTCCTTCGACCTCGGGGGGCTGTTCCAGCAGATCTGGACGGCGGTAGGCCCGCTGGTCTCGGAGCTGGGCAACCTCTGGCTGGCGGTATCGCCACTGGGGGTGGTGTTCCAGGCGCTCGCACCGATCATCCCGATCATCGCCGGGCAGCTCGGCTCCCTGGCCGGGCAGGTCGGCGGGGCGCTCCTGGGGGCGGTCCAGGCCGTGGCCCCGGTGCTCACCCAGCTCGCCTCCGTGCTGACCGACGCACTCGGGACGCTGTTCATCGCGATGGCCCCGGTAATCGTGTCGCTGCTGGGTCAGATGGGTGTGATGTTCGCGCAGCTCGCACCCGTGATCGCAGCGATCATCGGTCAGGTGGCGGGGCTGGCGGGCCAGCTAATCGCGGCTCTGATGCCGATCCTGATGAACCTCGTAACGGCAGTATTCCCAATGGTCGTGGAGATCTTCGGCGCGGTCATGCAAGCGATCGTTCCGCTGGTCCAGATGATCGCTGGTCTGCTGATCCCGATCATCCGGGCGCTGCTCCCGGTCGTGACGTTCATCTTCCAGACCGTGGCCAACGTGATCCGGTCCGTGATGCAGATCGTCATGGGTGTGATCCAGGTCGTGACCGGGATTATCTCGGGCAACTGGTCGCAGGTATGGCGCGGGATCCTGAATATCCTGCAGGGGGTATGGAACACGATTGTTGGGGTGGTCCGGGGTGCGCTCGGGATCGTCGGCTCGGTCGTGATGGCTGGGGTCTCCGGAGCAGCGAACTTCATCCGGTCCGGCTTCCAGGGAGCGGCCAACTTCCTGGGCGGGGTCTGGGGCAACATCGTCAACGGGGTCTCGGGGATGATTGGTCGCGTGGTCGGGTTCTTCTCCGGTCTGGTCGGTCGGATCACCGGGGCGATCGGCAACGCAGGGCGGGCGCTCTGGAATACCGGTGTGCAGATCATCCAGGGCCTGATCGACGGCATCGGGTCAATGATGGGGGCCATCGGTCGGGCGGTCCTCTCGATTGTCCCTCAGGCGATCCGGGGACCCTTCGAGGACCTGCTGGGCATCCGCTCTCCGTCCAGGCTGGCGATCTGGTGGGGCCAGATGCTCGGTGATGGCCTCGTGATCGGCATCGACGAGTCTGTCCCGAAGGTTGCGGCGGCAACTGCTAGGCTGGTTCCGTCGAACCCTGCCGCAGCGTTCGCGGTGGCGGGTACCCGATCCGCGTATGACGTGCGGCAGGCTCCGGGGCTACAACCCATGGTGGTCGAGCAGCACATCTACCCGGCGGAGGGCATGTCCGAGACGAACCTGGCCGACCTCGTTGGCCGTAACCTAGTGAGGGCAGGCAAGTGAGCACTTCGTTTGAGACCACGGCGGCGACGCTGGACCTGCAGACGGGCTACTCGCTCGGGCTGACTCCGGGGTCGACCAAATGGGTGATCGACCTCCCGGGGTGGTACAAGGCGGCACCCAACCAGCGGGAGAAGCAAGCGAAGCAGGGCAGGCATGGGACGTTCGGGGTCCGGGGCTGGAAGGACGAGCGACTGGTGACAGTCCAGGGTCATTACTACGCTCCGGACCGCCGGACCGCTGCCAACTTCGTGGACGAGATCAACGCGGTGATGGCAGACGGCACCGAGGGGGTCCTCACGGTGGACGACGCGGACCTCGGCAGGCGCTGGGCCAACGTCTACCTGCTGACCCCGGACGTGACTTGGCACGGGGGGCGGGACGTTCCCTTCTTCCTGGATATGGTGGCACCGGACCCGCGCAAGTTCGGAGACCTCATGGATGCAGGTCCGGTCGCTGCCTTCTCGGGTGGCGATGGCCTGGAGTTTGACCTGTTCGCCACCGACAACCCGGGAATCCTGGACTTTGGTGAGTCCGGATCCTCCGGCAAGCTGACCCTGAACAACCCAGGCACGGCTCCGACTGAGCCGGTGTTCCGGGTCAGCGGGCCTCCAGGCTTCATCACCACCGCTGGAAACTTCAAGATCACCGAGGTCGAGACCGAGCGGGTCCTGGAGTGGGAGGGCACGATCCTGACCGGGCAGGAGCTGGTCCTGGATTCCAGGGCCGGTACGGTGGTACTCGGGACCAACGGTGACCGCAGGGGTAGTCTTACTCGGGCTGAGTGGCCGGAGATCCCGGGCAAAAGCTCCCGTACGTACCTCTTTGAGGCGCTCGGGGGCCTGACATTGGCAGTGGAGGCGCACCCGGCATGGTGGTAAACAACGAGTTCCGGGCCTTCATCTGCGAGGCCAAAACCGGCAAGATCCTGACAGATATTCCGGTGGTGGACCCGAAGTGGGGACTCCGGCTGAACGACGGCGGGCCGCTGTCGGCAACGATCCTGGCCACTTCCAAGGAAGCCCGGGATCTGGACTTGAAGTCGCTGACCACGGCCCACCGGAGGTTCCTGGGGTTCGCGGTCGGGGACTACGTGATCGACGCGGGGCCGATTCAGTCCCGGTCCTACAAGGCCGGAACCGGCCGTTTGGAAGTCACCGCAGCGAGTTTGTGGCGGATCTTCGACAGGCGGAAGGCGCTTCCCGGGGCTGCACTGTCCCAGGGGGCCTCTCCCGCCACGAAATGGAGCCTCCGGATCCCGGCAGGGTCGGGCACGACCTCGCTGGGGTCGATCGCCCGGGAGCTGGTGCGGGTGTCGATCGAGGACAACCCGTACGCCAACGGCACCGCTGGGCAGCTTAACATCGTACTCCCTCCGGTTGAGGCTGGCGGGCACTACCGGACCTACCATGGATATGACCTGCGCTGGCAAGGGGAAGTGCTGCGCCAGCTCACCGAGGTCATTGGTGGGCCGGATATTCGGTTCCGGCCCCGGTTCAGTGGCTCCGACCCGACCACGGTGGAGTGGGTGCTGGAGACTGGAACCGAGGCGGACCCGCTGCTACACCAGGACGGCCCGGACTGGGTGTGGGACGGCTCCCGGCCAGAGTCCGGGGTGGTGGGCTTCGATGCCGACGAGGACGGCTCCGATATGGCTTCCCGGGCCTGGGCACCGGGTTCCGGCCAGGAGCGCGACATGATGCTCGGGAAGGCCACGGACACGACTTTGGTGGACCTGGACTGGCCATGGCTGGAAACCGACTCGGCCTCCAAGCAGGAAGAAAACCAGGAGGTCCTGGACGGGCAGGCCGAGCAGACAATCCAGGAAGCTGCTGGGCCGCTGACCTCATTCAGTATCGAGGTCCGGACTGACCGTGAACCCGTGCTGGGCAAATACCTGCCGGGGGACTTCGCGGAAGTAATTGTCCCGCAGGGTCACGCGATCCTGGCACCGGGTCCCGTGCGGGTCCGGATCATGGCGATCGACGGCGACGGCTCCAGGACGGTCAAGCTGACCGTGGCCACGTTCATCGGCTCGACGGCAGGGTCCACCTTCGGTACCCGCTCCGAGGCCCAGACGGTCTACCCGGTCTACCCGTCCAGCACTTTCTACCCTGGCGAATCCACGTTCCCGGGGACACTGACACCACCAGCATAAGGAGTTCAAAGTGACTGATCGGTTTTGGGCGGATGGTGAACAGGGTGGAACCCCGATTACCGCTGCTGCGCTCAACGGGATCGAAGAGGACCTGACCGCCGTTGAGGTGGCGGTGGCGGGCAAAGAGCCAGCGCTCGGGGAAGGCTCGCCTACCGAGTTCCTCCGGGGGGACCGGGAGTGGGTCGAGCTGGACCTCTCCGGCGGTGGCGATACCATCGGGGATCCGCTGGCCCGGGAGTTCCTCACGGACCCGCTCAATGTGTGGGGACCGGAGGGGACCAAGCTGGTCACCCCAACCCACATTGAGCCTGCCGGAGGCCAGGTCGTCCACCCGGGCGTGGTGTT